ACCGAGACAATTATATGATTGAACGGCCAGTTGCTGTTTATAGTACTATGGTCGGCGGTTACCAGTTCTCTCCATGGTTTCCTTTCTCTGAACAGAAGCAGTATTCTATAGACAAACATAATATTATAGGTGATTCTAGTGTTGTGGAAGATATAAAGAAAGAATATATTAAGTATGCATTAGCTAAGAAAGAACCACTCCCACCACCCGAGTCAATGGAAGCTATAGTAGAGAGAATAACTAATCAGATAGCTAATAAATTTGAAGTAGAAGATGAGTATGATGAGTATGACGACCACATCCAGAGTAAAGAAACTATACATTAATTATAGTATACCTCTATCCCCCCGGACGACTAATATATTATATACTATTCAGCCCTATTTGTCAACCATTTTGTTAAAAATAATTAAATTAAATTAGCTCTTTACATTGTCACTCAAATGTGTTATAATATACTAATTATGGAGGAAACCCAAATATGGCCAAGTTAAAGCCCAAAGAAAAACCACATTACGTTAATAACAGAGACTTCTCTGAAGCAGTCTATGATTATGCTAAATCCGCACTTGCTGCTCGTGAAGCTGATACAGATGCACCTATAGTAACCAATTATATTGCTGAATGCTTTATTAAGATTGCGGAGGGTCTATCTCACAGACCGAACTTTGTAAGATATACATATCGCGAAGAAATGGTTATGGATGCAGTAGAAAATTGTTTAAGAGCTATCAGTAATTATAATATCGAAGCTGCCACTAGGACTGGTAAACCTAATGCATTCTCATACTTTACACAGATATGCTACTTCGCCTTTATTAGGCGAATAACTAAAGAAAAGAAACAACAAGACATTAAGTTCAGATATATTGAGAAATGTGGAATTGAAGATTTTGTAGCTATGGGTATGGATGATGCAGGAGCAGAACAGACTCTACAGTACGTTGATACTTTAAGACAAAGAATTGATCAAGTGAAGACTAAAGACGCTAAGATTAAAGAATTTGCTAAAGAAGAAAAAGAACGTGAAAAACTAGAATTATTTATGGTATAATATATGAAAGTAGCTATTTTAAATGATACCCATTGTGGGGTAAGAAATTCGTCAGATATATTTCTAAAGTATCAAGAAAGATTTTATGAGGAAATATTCTTTCCGTATCTAAAAGAACACAATATCAAAAATATCCTGCACCTAGGAGACTATTATGAACACAGAAAATTCGTTAACTTTAAAGCACTTAATGCTAATCGTAAGCATTTTCTTGAGCCTATGCGTGATGCAGGGATTACCATGGATATTATACCCGGAAATCATGATGTGTTCTACAAAAACACCAACGAACTTTGTAGCCTCAAAGAACTGCTAGGGTATTTTACAAGTAATGTAAATATTATAATGAAACCCACTGTGTTGGATTATGATGGACTTGGAGTCGCAGTTATTCCATGGATTAACAATGCCAACTATGAAGAATATACTAAGTGGGCTCTTAATTGTAATGCACCTATTCTTGGAGCACATTTAGAGTTGAAGGGGTTTGATTTATTGGCTGGTGTTCCGAATCCACACGGTATGAATGCAGATATATTCTCTAGGTTTGAACTAGTACTATCTGGTCATTTCCATACAAGATCGAGCTCTGGTAATGTTAAGTACTTGGGTTCACAAATGGAGTTTACATGGGCAGATGTTGACGACCCTAAGTATTTTCATGTTCTTGATACAGAAACAAGAGAAGTTACCCCTGTGCGTAACCCTATTACTATGTTTAAGAAGGTAATCTATGACGATACTAAGACTGATTATAGCAATGTGGATGTATCTCAATATGAGAAAAAGTTTATTAAGCTCATTGTTATAAATAAAAATGACTTGTATATGTTCGATAAATTTGTGGATAAATTACAATCTATTGAGACATATGAGTTAAAGATTGCAGAATCATTTGAGGAGTATATGGGAGACAGCGTCGAAGACGAGAAGGTCTCGCTAGAAGATACTACCGAACTACTTGATTCCTATGTTGAAGCAGTAGATACTGAACTTGATAAAGACCATATCAAGGTTGAACTACGCAAATTATATACTGAAGCACAAAACTTAGAGGTAGTATGATACATTTTAAATCATGTAAGTGGAAGAATTTTTTATCCACCGGCGACGAATTCATTGAAGTAAAACTAGACAAATCACCAACCACACTTATTGTAGGCCAAAACGGCGCTGGTAAATCCACATTATTGGATGCATTATCATTCGGTCTGTTTGGTAAACCCCACCGTGATATAGCCAAGATTCAATTGGTTAATTCAATTAATGGTAAGAAAGCTATAGTAGAAGTAGAGTTTGATATTGGTAATGCAGAATTTAAGATTGTTCGTGGTATTAAACCCAACAAGTTTGAAATCTGGCAGAATGGAAATATGATTAATCAAGCATCAAGTATGCGAGACTTTCAAAAATTCTTGGAAACTAATATATTAAAGCTAAATCATAAGTCTTTCCACCAAGTAGTTGTGTTAGGAAGTAGTTCATTTATTCCATTTATGCAACTACCAGCGTGGAGCCGTAGAGCAGTCATTGAAGACCTATTGGATATCCAAATATTCTCAAAGATGAATATGCTATTAAAAGAAAGAAACTCCAAAATCAAAGATGAACTGGGTGATATAAACCATCAGATAGAGTTATATAAGACTAAGATGGAATCACAAGAAAAGTATATCAAAGATCTGCAATCTATTAATAAAGACATGATGGAACAGAAACGTCTGTCTATAGAAGAACATAAATCCGAGATTAGTAAACTATTCGAGGATTCTCAAACTATAGGTAAGAATCTTACAGTACAGCTACAGGCTGAAGAAAAGTCACAATCAACATTCATGGATAGAATGTCTGACATTAAGACTGCACAAGCACAGAATAATAACAAGATTAAATCATTGGTCAAAGATGCAAGATTCTTTGAAGACAATGATAATTGTCCAACTTGTGAACAAGAGATTAGTGTAGATATTAAAACTGCTAAACTAAGTGATATTAAGAAAACAGCTTCTGATGTTCAAAATGATATACAGAATATTCAAAAAGAAGTTGCTATTGCAGAAAGAGAAGGTATTGAAATCAAGAACAAGTTAAATGAGCTGAGACAGAGACAGCAACGTATTAACTCAAACAATGATAAGATATCTGTTATTCAACGTGAAGTGGATAAAGTACAAAAAGAAATTAATGGGTTATCTGGGCAGTCTGGAGACTTAAAAGGAGCTAAGAAAGAACTTGGCCAATTGAGAGAGTCAAAAGATTTAGCTACTGAAAAGAAGCTAGAGTATGTTGAAGAAAGAACCTATAACGAAGTAATTGGTGAGATGCTAAAAGACACGGGGATTAAGACCAAAGTCATTAAACAGTATCTACCAGTTATGAATAGGTTAATTAATAACTATTTACAGATTCTTGACTTCTTTGTTGCATTTCATCTGGACGAAAACTTTAACGAAACTATCAGGTCAAGACATAGAGATTCATTTAATTATGCATCATTCTCCGAAGGTGAGAAACAGAGAATTGACTTGTCTCTCCTATTTACATGGAGACAGATAGCTAAGATGAAGAATTCAGCCAGTACCAATCTGCTGATCTTGGATGAAACCTTTGATTCAAGTTTGGATGTGGATGGTGTTGAGAATCTTACAAAGATTTTAAGTACGCTAGATGATGATTCCAATGTGTTTATTATATCACATAAGGGAGATCTGCTAGAGAACAAGTTCCGCAGTAAAATAGAATTCTTTAAACACAAGAATTTCAGCAAAATACGATAGACTTATTCCCTTTAGTTATAAGGATATAAGAAAAAAGTATAAAAAAATATCGTTTTTTAACGCCTAGGGGGTTTACAACACCCCTATTTTCTGATATAATATACCTATATTAAATGATAAGGAGTTAATATGAACAAATCTTCACTACTACCGAAACTACTCGCTAAAGAGAATGTTACCGTGCAACATGGTAACTATAAGACTGCTTGGTTTGACCTCAAAAATCGTGTTCTCGGGTTACCACTGTGGGATGATATGCACAAAGATGTATATGATTTGTTTGTTGGCCATGAAGTTGGTCACGCACTAGAAACTCCATTTGAAGGTTGGCATGACAGCCCTGAGAAATTAAAAGGTTGCCCTAGGACTTATATCAATGTCATTGAAGATGCTAGAATCGAAAGAAAAATCCAGTCAAGATACCCTGGTTTGGTCGGTTCTTTTAACAGAGGCTACGAACAGTTACTTGAAAGAGACTTCTTCGGAGACCTTACAGATATTGAATGGGATGAAATTAAACTAATCGACAAAATCAATCTTAAAACTAAACTTGGTTCTAAGTTGGATGTGCCGTTTACATCAGAAGAAAAAGTATTCCTAGATAGGTCTTTAACTACCAAATCATTTGAAGAGGTATTGGATCTTGTAAGAGACATCTTGGCTTGGACTAAAGAGAACCAAGAAGAGTTGATGCAGAAACCTGAACCACAAGTTGATGATTCTTCGGATGATGATCAAGAGTCAGAAAGTAATGACAATTTTGATTCACCAGGACATGATGATGGCGAAGAGACAGAGTCAGAAGAACAAGAACAACAACAAGAACAACCATCGGATTCGGGTGAAGAAACCGAAGAAGAACTAGAGAGTGGTGAAGAACCAGTTTCTGTTAAGGCTGCTGAACCAGTACATAAAGACGAAGATATATCCATTACTGATACAATCTTTAGAGAAAAAGAGAAAGAGCTGATCGACCAAGGCGAAGACGGTAAGCAGCCAATATTCTTTAATGATGTGAATAAAGAAATTATAAGTAAGGCAGTAATTGATTACAAGAAGTTAAAATCTGCAAGAGAAACTCACAAAGCATCCTTTGATGATGATTCATGGATGAAAAAAGATTTTGAGACTGCATATACTCCAGAAGAATTTAAACAGTACATGAAAGGACTTAAAAAGAATGTCCAGGTTGCTGTAAAAGAATTTGAAATGAGAAAAGCGGCGTATCAGTACAGTAGAGCTACAACTGCTAAGACTGGTACTTTGGATGTAAACAAACTTTGGTCTTATAAGACTAACGAAGACATCTTTCTAACCGCTACTAATCTGGCCAATGCCAAGAATCACGGAATGATGCTTCTGGTTGATATGTCAGGTTCAATGTCAGGTTCAATGAAACAAGTACTTGATCAAGTTATGCACTTGGTTATGTTTTGTAAAGCTACAAACATTCCGTTTGATGTGTATGGGTTTACTACTGGTAACGATGCCTTTGATTGGGACTTTCAGAAGAATAATGAAGTTATGGAAATGGATGGGTTATCAATGCCTCATATCTGTTCATCATCATTCAGTAAAACAGATTTCTTAAATTCAATGGAACACATGTTCTTTAGAACAAAAATGAATGGATGGAATGCTTTGTGTAGATATGAGGAGTGGGGTTCAACACCACTTAACCAGGCATTGGTAATATCTCATCACCTTGTAAAGAAGTTCAAACAGAAGCATGGTGTTGAGAAAATGAATTTCATCACCTTTACGGATGGCGATGCAAACAGAATGTCGGTATATCATAAAGGTAATGACGATAACAGAATTTGGCCTGATAGGTACAATGTAGCGTTTAGTATTGATGGTTCTTTTATCAAGTGCAAAAACGGATCAAGGAATATTACTAAAGCTCTTCTCGGTAACATGAAGAAAAAGTATGGTACAAATAACATCGGCTTCTTCATGGCTAACGATAACAGTGATTGGAGACAGAGATTGTGGATTCTATCGGATGAATTAAACAAATACTCTGACGAGTACAAGGCAGAGGCTAACAAAGAGTACAGAAAAAACAAGTGTGTTTCAGTTAATAACGTACTTGGTTACAAAGAGTACTACCTTGTGAAAGGTGGCAAGAATCTGGACACACAGGAAGACGAGTTCTCTGTATCAGATGACGCTTCAAATGCCAACATCAGAACGGCATTTAAGAAGTTCGCCAAGAGTAAGAAACTAAACAAAGTCTTGATGACTAAGTTCGGTAAGGCAGTTGCTTGATTATAAAAGGAAATATGTATATAACAAAAAGATATAAAAATAATATACTTTTTTTCAACAAAAGTGTTGACAAATTGCAGTAATGGTAGTATAATATACCTATATTAAATGATAAGGAGTTTTAATTATGAATGAAGTGAGAATATCAACCCAAAACATTGTCAAACAGCTAATGACAATGTACCCAGACCAGACACAATTCAGGAAGAATGTGATCGTGGATACTGCAAAATCTATGGGATATAGAAGTCCAGATTTTGTCCCCTTAATTGCCAAGGATGCCAGAGTAAAAATCGGCACCTATGACCTGTCTGCTTCTATCGAAGCGGTCAAACCGAAAATGAATACGGAAGTAGTAAATACTATGGAATCAGCTCCAGTTGCAGCTGCTCAAATGCAGTCGATTGTTAACGATGAACATAATTATGCCAAGGTCGACCCAACATTCGTCCCTTGGGGTGCTTTTACAGATGTAGTTAAGATTATTAAATCTGAAATGTTCTATCCGGTATATATATCTGGACTATCAGGTAACGGAAAGACCTTTATGGTTGAACAAGCTGCCGCTAAGCTCGGTAGAGAATTTATTAGGGTTCAAATTAACCCAGAAACTGACGAGGATGATTTACTTGGTGGATTTAGACTTATTAATGGCGAGACTGTCTTTTCAAAAGGACCGGTACTCAAGGCTATGGAAAACGGCGCTATCCTTCTTCTCGACGAAATTGATAGAGCTACAAATAAAATTATGTGTCTTCAAGGTATACTTGAAGGTAAACCTGTTCTGGTTAAGAAAACGGGTGAAACAATCACTCCAGCGGCTGGTTTCAATGTTATAGCGACTGCCAATACCAAAGGTAAAGGTTCGGAAGACGGAAGATTCACCGCGGCATCTATCATTGATGATGCATTCTTGGAGAGGTTCACAGTGGCTGTTGACCAACAGTTCCCTTCACAAACTGTTGAAAAGAAAATTGTAATCAAACACATGGAGAAGTTTGACTTGGTTGATGATGGGTTCGCAGAGAATCTAGTGGCTTGGGCCGATATCATCAGAAAGACCTTCTATGATGATGGTGTTGACGAAGTTATTTCAACAAGAAGGTTGTGCCACATCGTCCAAACCTTCTCCATCTTTAAAGATAAAATGAAGTCAATCGACCTATGTATTGCGAGATTTGACGATGATACTAAACTGGCTTTCTTGGACTTATACACGAAAGTGGACCAAGGTGTAAACTTTGATGAACAAGAAACCACTACTGAGGATAGCAATGAAGAAATCAACTTCTAAACCCGATTATAAATTTAACGAAGGAGCTCTTATTGAAGAGCTCCAAACGTATATTGATTCTACTTACGGCGCTCACTACGGACAAGGGGGATTACAATCTTCTGAAGTCATAGTAGACAGGGGCCATGGGATGGGATTCTTTCTAGGTAACGTAGACAAATATGTGGCCAGATATGGAAAGAAAGGTAAGACTCCTGAGGATTTTCGAAAGGATCTCCAAAAGGTCTTACATTATGGATTACTTGCCTTGTATGAACACGATCGCATGTACAATGAAAAATAACCCTTTACTTTTAACAGTAAATGTGTTATAATATAACTATGAAAAAACAGGAGAAAATATGATTATTTCAGATGATACCCTCAAGGTATTGCAAAATTTCGCTAGTGTTAATCCTAACCTAGTACTAAAACCTGGCCAAAAGGTGAAGACGATTTCAGAGGCTAAGAATATCATGGCCATTGCTGATATCACCGAGGACTTTCCATTGGAGTTTGGAGTCTATGACTTAAACGAATTCCTATCTGTCCATGGTCTTATTGAAAATGCTGGATTGGCCTTTGAAGAAAAGGCTCTTACTATGTCGAATGGTGGTCAGAAAGTAAAGTATTACTTTGCAGAGACCGATATTCTGACACAGCCAACCAAAGATATCACAATGCCTAATGCAGAAGTTGGTATCAATCTTAGTGAAAAAGACCTAGACCAAATCAAGAAGGCAGCATCTGTCTTAGGTCATATGGAACTATCACTATCTGGTAACAATGGTGTTGTAACAGCAAGTGTCTTAGATATTAAAGACTCTACTGCCAATACATTTGATATTGTGGTAGATAAAGACAATTCATGTAAAGAACAGTTTAATTTTGTGGTTAATATCCCAAACTTAAAACTACTACCTGGTGATTATTTTGTGTCAATCAGCTCTAAGTTGATTTCAAACTGGCAGAATACGAATTACCCTGTAGAATATTTTATAGCTTTAGAGAGAACTAGTAGCTATGGTGTATAAATATAAGTACACAAACCGAATCTCCCATTATAATGATGGGGATAATATGGAAGTTGCCGGATCGGCCGGGACTTCTAAAATTAGTCTAACTTTGATCAAAGGAGAAATAAAATGACTGAAGAAGTAAACGCAGTAGAAACTGCAGAAACAGAGGCACCTCAACTGTCTCTACAAGATATCGCAACTATGGTACAGATTATTGATGTCTGTTCCAAACGTGGTGGATTTGAAGGACAAGAACTGGAAGCAGTTGGTTCGTTGAGAAATAGAGTAGTGAAGTTCTTGAACGCAGCTGCTCCTAAGGATGGTGAAACGCCTGAAGGTGATTTACCTACCGAAGAAGTAGAAGAAGTTTCAGCTGAAGCTTAATCCCTCGGGGCCTTCGGGCCCCTCATTTTTTTATTATGGAGTATATTATGGATCGAAACGAAACCGCACGCCTGATCGAGGCACTTAAACGTGGTACTGTAACAGTTACCTTTACTAAAATCAACACTGGCGAAATCCGTGTAATGCCGTGCACATTAAATAGTGTAGTGCTTGAAGCACATGGTGTAAAGACAGAAATCAAAGAAATTAGCGCCGACTCTGACCATTTGGCAGCGTGGGCTCTCGACAAGGAGGCTTGGAGGTCTTTCCGACTTTCTACAGTCAATGGTTGGGAGGTACTCTAATGGATGATTTCTTATGGGTAGAGAAGTACCGACCACAGAAAATTGCAGATACAATTTTACCAAACGCAATCAAGCAAACTTTTGCAGATGTTGTTAGAGGAGGTGCACTTCACAACATGCTGCTCACCGGCACAGCTGGTACGGGTAAAACAACTATCGCCAAGGCTCTGTGTAACGAACTGGATCTCGACTATCTGTTAATTAACGGATCAGAAGAATCAGGTATTGATACACTCCGAAATAAGATTAAGAAGTTTGCCTCATCGGTCTCCTTACAAGGTGGCTATAAAGTAGTAATACTTGATGAGGCTGACTATCTTAATCCACAATCAACCCAACCCGCTTTACGTGGATTCATAGAAGAATTTAGTGCTAACTGTAGGTTTATATTAACGTGTAACTTTAAGAACCGTATTATTGAACCACTACATAGTAGATGTTCTGTAGTCGAATTTAATATGTCCAAGAAAGACTCTGGAGCTCTATGTGGCGAAATGCTAAAAAGAATCCAATTCATTCTGGATACCGAAGGTGTAACATATGAGGTTCCTGTAATTGCAGAACTAATTATGAAACACATGCCAGATTGGCGCAGGGTGTTAAATGAGTTACAACGATATTCGGTTTCTGGTACTATTGATACAGGTATATTGGTTACCTTATCGGATGTATCTGTTAACGAACTAATGCAATCCTTACAGCGCAAAGATTTTAAAAAGATGCGTCAGTGGGTAGCTGATAACATTGACACTGAACCAGCGGCTGTATTCCGTAAGATATATGATAATATGGGTGAGTATGTAGAACCACAATCTATTCCTCAGCTAGTTCTTATTCTTGCAGATTATCAGTACAAGAATGCATTTGTGGCAGATCACGAATTAAACATTGTGGCGTGCTGCACTGAAATTATGGCTGGAGTTAAGTTTAAATGAACCCCTTCGAGTATGTAAACAGTATTAATATCACTAAGAAAGATATTATGCACGACGATATTTCGGAGAAAGCCTATCCATCGTTTATGGTTAATAGGGCATTATCATACTTTAATGATACTGTTCTATATGCCAACGAGATGAATGTTAACCACCACATAGATAATAAGCTTCAATATCATTTTCTTATAAATATAATTAAGAAGAAAAAGAGGTTCTCCAAGTGGCTAAAACCACAGGAGGTTGATAACCTAGAGCTCATTAAAGAATATTATGGATATAGTAATGAAAAAGCTAAGTCCGTCTTACCATTATTTAATGATGAACATATTGAAACATTGAAACAAAGGATTTATAAAGGTGGAAAACGAAAATATTGAAATCAAAAATTGGGTACCAGCTGATATGCTGGAAATCACCCTTAACGAACCGGATGACTTTCTAAAGATACGCGAGACATTAACACGTATCGGAGTGGCATCACGCAAAGATCAAAAACTATATCAGTCTTGTCATATACTCCATAAACAAGGCAGATATTTTATTGTACATTTTAAAGAACTATTTTTGTTGGATGGGAAACCATCTAACCTAATAGAGAATGACCTAGAACGTAGGAACACAATTGCTACTTTGCTAGCAGATTGGGGTTTAGTAACCATAATCAATCCTGCTACAGCAAAGAATTTGGCTCCATTGCGCCAAATAAAGGTCATTCCATACAAAGAGAAAGCGCAATGGGAACTGTGTCCGAAATACAATATAGGAAACAGTAATGGAGAAAAAACTTAAAAAAGCATGGAAAAAATTTCATAGATTTATGAAATGTGGCAGACTAAATAAAGTTTGTAATAAATGCTTAAACTAACAACGAAAGTTGTATAAATAAATGTGGTTGCCGAATTATCGGGACCACATTTTTAACCTTGCTAAAAATATAGGAGGAAGCTATGGTAAGAAGTACTATGAACGTGCCGCGTTCTTTATTCATCGGGTTTGAACCCATACTAAATGAACTTGAGAGAATCCACTCTGCTGGAAGAGCTCAAGATAACTATCCACCCCACAATGTTGTGAAGGTCGATGATGAAAATTTTATCATTGAACTTGCAGTAGCGGGTTTCTCGGAAGAGGATATCCAAGTGGAAGTGAAAGATGGTATTCTGTTAGTAAAGGCGGAACACTCTGATAAAGATGAACGTGAATATGCACATAAAGGTATCTCGTCCCGCAAATTTGAGAAGTCCTTCCGACTCTCTGAATTTGTCGTAATAGACGGTGCCGATCTTGTGAACGGAATACTTGTGGTGAATGCCAGAGTAGAAGTTCCAGAAGAGAGGCGTCCTAGGAAGATCGAAATAGGGTCTGCTGGGGCATCAAAGAAGAAAGAATACCTGAAAGGGTAAACTGGCGAGCAGCGAAACTCAGTGGATTGTAATTAATCAATTTACTGGAGAACAACATGAAACATATCATTCACTTTGTGGAAAAATATGATGACGTTGCCGAGGCCTTAAAAACTGTTTTAACTTTGACTGTTGTCACTGGAGCTATCTTAGGACTAGCACCAATGTTAATTGTCTTGCAAACAGCGTTTTAAGACCAACTTGACATAATCATGCGGGGGACGTAAAAACTCCCCCAATCTTTACACTTTTTCGTACATATAAGTGTCGACAAACTACACTTTTTCGTACATATAAATGCAATATGTACACGGTACGTACAAGAAATCCCTTTACTTTTGCTATAATATATGTTATAATATACATATTATCAAACAGGTGAACAATTCGTTATGAAATTCTACACAAACGTAACTCGGTACGGCAATATGTTGCTCTATCGTGGCTATGAAAACGGCCA